TGCCAAAAGATTGCCGAGTCCAAGCAGCCCAAGCATACATGGCGCAGCCAAGGACCCAAGCAGGATAAAGAGCCAAAAGCGGAGGATTGGGGACCGTGAGTGCCATAGTAATACTGCAACCGATGCTGATAGCCCAAGCAAGCAACTCAACAACAAAACGAACTGGGTGAGAGTCAAAATCACTGCGGATCCAATCAACTGTGTTGCGAAACATACTGGTTGTAAACTTGTTCACTAGCAAGGTTCTTGCCCTTGGCTTCACACTGGATATCAAACTGATCACTAAAGCCCAGAATCCAGTCATTGCAAGCAGTGTTCCACATCATGTCACTGTGAGCACGGAGCTTTTGCTTTTTAAAACCTGCATCAAGTAAGGCAGCAAGGTCTGGGCGAACTCCTCCATCATGCCCAACCAAAATATCCTCACGGCTAACTGAATAGTGAAGAGCAGGACGAACGCCACGCCAAGAGTCAACAACCCTTGCAACACGATCATCCTGAGGGATGATGTATTCGCCGCTGTTGATCCAATGGTGGTGTACGTCCAGTACGAGAGCCACATGCTCAGCCACAAGTAAAGTAGAATCGATCCCATTTGTCATCTCATCATTCTCGATGGTAATTAAGTTCCTGGCCTCGGGAGAGAGGCAACCCAATGTTTGCAGGAATTTTGTGACACCACCTTTGCCACTCAAATGCACATTAATTTTAAAGCCATGATCGTGCCAAGTGGCACCATAGCCCATCCAACGAGCCATGTCTGCATGATACTCAAATTCCAGGATGCTACGTTCCACAATTTCGTCAGCTTCAGACGCCAGTACACAAAACTGTCCAGGATGAAAGCTGATTCGTACTCCCAGTCTGCGAGCAGTTTCACCTATAGGTGCAAAGATTTTTTCTAGATGACGTTGTACATCGGCCTGTTGCCACCAGTCAATCCAGCTGGGTTCTGTATAGCCTTGTAGCATTTCACTGCCCAATCGCACCATACGCCGTTCGGGCGGCAGTGTGGCCACACGTTCGATCATTTTCACAGCCGCCGAGGCGTTGTGATTCATGATGTCCCATTGGCGCTGTTCGGCTTCGTCTTTGTGTTCGCGAAGCCAGCGCATAGTAGTTGAACGCCCGTTAAGGTCCCGGTCCTTTGCATTGACTTTCATGCCGCCGCATTCGGACGGATCATTGAGCCATTTGCAACAGAAGCCAATTCGAGGATGTGTATTCATGCTTGTATTATACAACAAAGCTGAATATTGGTCAACCACGTACCAAATCCAGTGTTGTGCAGTGAAATCCGCCACCCAGGGTACGACTGTGTCGCAGGCGATGCGGAATCACAGTCATGCCCAGTCGGCTTTCCAAGGTGCGAATTAGGTCAGTTTGGTCAGAGTCCACAATTACTGTGTGGGGATCAATACTGAGCATGTTGAGACCAATCCATTTTGATGCATAAGGATACTGGTAAAAATCCTGTGGTACTACCTCATTCACATACAATATGAGTTTGTCCTGCAACATTCGGGGCAATGTGGTCGAGTTGACTCTGCTGCCATTAACCACAAAGGTAGTGGCATTCAGGGCCACGATGGTTGAATCAATATGCACTCCGGCATAAAAGTTACACAGTTCAATTTTGACTTCAGGCACTTGAGCGCACAGCCATTCATAGGCAGCACGATTGCCCGACGCTGATTCCAAAAACAACCATTGGTTCTGGGACACTCGCAGCACATTGGCTGCATCCAGCACCATTCCAGCAGCTCGTGGCATGTGTATCACACGATCAGCTGATTTCAATATGTCAACATAGCACTGATACTCCATGTCTCTACAGGGATACATCATGGCAGGATCAATCACAGTACTGCCATGCACAATGAATCGATCACGAGGGCAGTAGTTGTACATGCCATCGCGTGTTTGAAAGTTCATGGTGGCAGGCCGCACCACTTCAACTCCGTGATCAGTTAGGATATCACACAAGCCCTGCAGGTCCTGGTTGGCTTCATCAATAATGTGCTGTGGCACAGGACCCGACGGCAAGGGCGTTTCTTTCCACAGTGTGTGTTCTGCTTCGGCTCTAAACACAGGATCATGCACAGGCCAGTTAGCATAGGAAGCATCACCTACCACAATCTTTTTCAGTGTACTGTATTCGTCGTAGCTGGATATCATAAGTGTCCTGTAATTTGCAATGAGTAGCGGTCTTCAAGACCAAGATTTGCTGCCATGTGCGGAGTGCTGTACACCCACTCTACTACATCGCCGGCACGCCAGTTGGTATAGGCATGGTTATCAACTTCAAGATAGTGTCCTGACTTCCAGTCTTCCAACAGCAACAGCGCACGTTTGATAGTGTGTTCGCGTCCTTGCAAATCAAATAGTTCAATATAGCGTTTGTAAAGATCACTATGCACCGGCATCACTGTGCCTGTGGGCATGCGATAAAAAGCAATACCAATGTCCTTCCATCCCAGTTCAGTGTATATTTTGATAAATTGATTGGTCCAAGACGGCAGAGTATGCCGCATGTCACACAGGTCACCACAAATCTTGTTTGTGTAGCCTTGTGACAGCCATAAGGCTACACTGGCAGGATCGTTGAAAGGTTCTTGGATATAGTCCAGCGTTTTGAACTCATCATCCCAGAACTGATCAATGCGATACTTAAACGCCGCGGGTGTTGCCATAGTGGACCACTTGGTAGTCGGATGTAGATGCTAGTTTGCGCCATGGATCAACAATAACTGATCCTGGCTTGATATCGCAGTAGGCCTGTGTGTCTTTTTGTTCGCCAGTATATTCGTAAGTAATTTTACGATTGTGTGCCCAAAGGAACACAGCAGGACCGTCAACTTCCTTGACCACTTCGTCCATGTTGTCTGCCAGTGGGTCAACATACACAACTGGCATGCCTGCTTCTTTAACATAGTGACCAACCAAGGTTGAGTAGCTGCCAATGCAGTATTCAACGTCAGGCTTGTATGCTTTGCCATGGATCACAATAGGCAACCCTGTTGTTCGTGCTTGTTCAACCAGGAACAAGCCCAAGTTCTTGGCCTGGATCTCACGAGCATGCATGATTGTATCAAACAAGTCATAGCCCACTTCATAATGTTCAGCCAACCAACGCAACGCAATGTTGTCACGTGGATGGCAAGCACCTGCATCACCCATGCCTGCTGTCATATACTTGGGACCTTGTAGTCGCATGGTGCTTCGTGCTAGAGCGTTGGTCACAACGTCAACGTTGATGTTGCCAATCTTCATGGCAAAGTCTTGAATCATATTAACGATGCCAACCTTGGCCGAGATGTAGGTGTTGTAGAAGATCTTGATGGCTTCGCATTCGTCCCAGGTGCCAATTTCATAACGTGGGTCGTTGTTCATGATGGTTTTGTACAAGGCAATCAATTCACCAGCAATACCAGTGAGCTCGCCGTCTTCGGTACCAATAATAACCATCTCTGGATTGGCCATGTCCCACTTAACCGAACCCATGGCAATCAGATAAGGATTGTACAAGAACTGATGCTTGGGGTCTAGCAATGTAATAAATTTGCTACGTGTTGTGCCTGGAAGCACAGTAGAGATCAACACAACCTTTTTGCTGGTCTTGGCATGTTGGTTCACCTTGTTGATTGCATCAATCACAGCGTCATGTCCAAAGTCCTTGGGAGTCATGTGGCTGCTTGGCACACTACCATCGTATCCTTCAGCATGTGGCGTTGGTACAGCAATAAAGATCCATTCGCTTTTGTTTACAAGTTCGTCAATGTCGCAGACTTTTACTGTGTCGCTGGTTCTTGGGTAAATGTCGTAACCACGAACTTCGTGCTTTTCAGCCATAACTTCAGCACAGTCAAGGCCAAGTTTACCGATTCCGATAAATCCAATTTTTTTCATGTATGAGTGTTCCTTTAGATAGATTATACAATTTGCAGATGTCTTGAACAACCACTGCGATAATTTAATTTATGGGGTTTTGCCGTGTCAGGCAAAATAAACACTCAGTAGGTGCGATTTAGTCGATCTAGTACAGCGTCAAGGTGGTGTACAATGTCAGTGGCATAGTCAAATGGCAGTACCTGCCCCACGGGATTCTTGTCAATGATTGTATTGAACTCTGTAGGAAAATCTCGATGGGTCAATGCTTCCAAACTTTTGAATTCAAAACGATGCTGCTGAGTCAACACAATGTTGGGATTTTGATATATGGACCAGTTGGCCAGAAGTTCATATTCGCTGAACCATTTGACTCCAGCAACATGGTCCCAAGGAGTTTGATCAATAACGGTGTCTAACCAATATCCCGGAAAGGTGTTGGTGATTCGGTTGCGCAAAGCAATCCAATCCTTTTTGAACACCGGCATCATGTCACACACAAACGAATGAGGGTATGGCCTTGGCATACCAGTGAGATTTTCAGCCGCTGTGTAATATTCCCAGCTATGATTTGTATTAGGTTGATAGAATAAATTCAATTCTTGATTGATCAGGCAAGAATAAGGTTTAGTGCAAAACGTGTCAGCATCATGTATAAACAAAAGATCAGCATCTACATGGTCTATGCAAGCTAGTTTCAGCGCCTGTTGAAACAACCAACCGCCACGATAGTCGTTGGTGAGATACCAGTTGTTGATCTGTGGATATAAGTTGATTAGATCCTGATCTGTGAGATACACAAACCCTGTGGTGTTGATGTTGTAGCGTTCAAAAACTTTTTGTAGTCGATCGCCGGGCATGGGGCTGATAATGTAAGTGTTGTCAAACTGATCAAGATTGCGATCAAACTGTAGCGAAAGACACGCATTGCCAATTCGATGCCCACCCACTGGCATAATTCTTGCTGTTTTCACGTTGGCTCCCGATCTAAACTGTTATTTATGGGCTAGTTTGAGATAGGTACCGTCCCAGTCTGCGGGCGGAGGATTGCTGCGGTACTGCTCCACACGTTGACCAAGGTCAGTGTAGAAGCTGTCTAGCTCGCAGTTCCATTTGCCCAACAAATTCTGAATCGCTTGTCCGCATTGGTCCCAGTCACGTGCTCGATAATGCTGCATCAATTCGCTGTGCAGTTGCTTGTTGTTTTCTACCACAGGAAATTCTTGCAAGGGGATTTTGTCAATCACACAGTATGCAGTCACAGGGATGTTGTCCGGTGGTCGGCGCACAGTATCCAACTCCAGCACAGTATGACTGTCGGGTATTTGATTAGCGGTGTCTCCAAAAATAATGTACATGTGTTTTCCTTTTAAATATGTATGATGACTTTTACATTTGACTTAATTTCTGATTTGCACGTGGATGCATGGCCCCTTATGGACTGGAGTGTGCAGCCTACCAGCCCTGTGTGTGTAGTAGCCGGTGATATCAGCCGAGATCGCAGACATACTGTGGAAACCTTGAGAGAACTGGGTCGTAGCTACCAAGCGGTATTTTACATTGATGGCAATGACGAACACCAATCGCACCTGGGTAATTTAGGCTACAGCTATGCTGATCTGGTACACAAAATCAACCGAATACCCAATGTGGTGTATCTACAGGACAATGTGGTAGTGGTAGAAGGAGTAGCCATTCTAGGTACCAATGGTTGGTGGAGTTTTGATTTTGATCTTGGTATAGATCCCACAGGAAGCGCACAGCAATTTCAAGAGCAGCACAATCTCAGCAACGAAGCAGTCAAAGCCATCAGTAGAATGGCCAACACTGATGCCATGTACATGATAAACTCAGTGAAACGTCTACAAACACATCCTGATGTCAAGAAAATTGTAATGGTAACTCACACAGTACCTGATCCTTCACTGATTGCGCATGACATCAGTCTTGAAGGAAAACTAGCATTCAATACCATGGGCAACAGGATCATGCAACAGGCGCTGGCTGTGGACAGTGAGCAAAAGATACATACCTGGTGCTTTGGCCACTATCCAGGGTCAATAGATCAAATGCGTGGTGGTGTTCGATATGTCAATAACTGTAGAGGCAGTAGCAACGGTGCATGGGCTCAGCATGTGTATCACCCCTTGCGAATCACTGTGGATTATTGAACAGTATCAGGCTCAAGTTTGATCTGCAACGGAAAACTTAGAGCTCGCGCACTTATTGTAACTTCGATACCTTTTTGTTCAGCAATTTCAAATGGCAACACTGCTACCACTGCTGAACCTGCTTCGTGAATGTCTTCAGTGATAGTAAACGCAGTTTCTTCGTTGTAATCAAAAAACTCCATCAAACTTTCTACAACAAACTCCATGGTGGTTTGATTGTCGTTGAGATAGATTACTTTGTACATAGGAGGTTCTTTCACTGCCTCAGAAGGTTTGATACGTGTTTTTGTTTCAGATTGAGACATTGCCTGTTCCTTTGTTGTAGTGTGCATGAATTTGCACTAGGTCTTTGTTGATAAACTTGTTGTACTTGTGCCAGTTTCCCGAGCAATGTATCTGTGATGCCAAGAAGAATACACCACTACCAGCAGTATAGCGGAAAACACCGTCGGGTGTCAACCAGTCTAGAAAGTATTGCTGATGAACTGGGTCAATTGAATGTTCGAGATCTTCAGTTTCGCTGATGTTGCAGATCTTGGTTGCTGGATTGGGTGCAGGTGTGGCCCAGTTGTACAGCATTTGACTTAGATGATCGTTGCTGTCGGCTTCTTCCTTGCACAGTATCACATTGAATTCGGGATGTGTATCCAATGCAATAATAACAGTGTAGGTGGGAACATCAAAGTGTTTGCAGTAGTCGTCCACATGTGTGCTGTGGGGCAGACTTTGCCGCTGATAGTTAGCCCAAATGTTTTCACATCCTGGCAAAAAATGATGGGTAACTCTTTGTACAATATCCCAACACTGCTGACTTTTTGAAGGTTCAATCAACAGTCTATGATCAATTATGGGACCTTGGTTCACCATGAGATGATCATCGGTGGTAGCATTCACATATTTTTCTGTAGAGAATGTGTTGTAGTATTGTTTGAATAATGCAATCTCATCTGCAGAAATAAGATTGTGTTCGATTTGAGCCATGGTGTTCCTAAACAGTGGCAGTTTCCTGCCACTGTATTTACTCTACATCAAGAAGTGTAGCTGATAGAGATGGTCTTTGGCTTAGCGTCTTCTGGAACTTCACGCTTTAGGTGTATGTTCAAGATGCCCAGTTCAAGGTGCGCATTGCTGATCTCCACGTGGTCAGCCAACTGAAATTCCCTGCGGAAGTTTCGTTCGCTGATGCCTTTGTGTAGGTATTTTGCGGTGGCGTCTTCGTTGTCCACCGTATCACGGCTGTGTTTGCCTTCAATGATCAAGACTTTTTTATCCTTGGTTACTGAAAGATTGTCGTGTCCAAAGCCAGCTACAGCCACGCTGATCATGTACTCGTCATCATTGATTTGTACAATATCGTAGGGTGGGTAGTTGGTGTTGCCTTGTTGAGCACTCACACGCATGAGTTCGTCAAACATGTTATCGAAACCGATACCAAATTTGTGAATTGCGGGAATGTCGAAAGAGCGAAGGGTTAGAGTTTTTGTCATGTTTTTCTCCTATTAAGCAAGTATGACGTTTTGATGTAGACCTCACCATGAGCATCTACAAATGTATTTATAACAGATAAATTATTTTCTGTCAATTCTCATTGGCTCAACCAAGTAGTAATCGGGCACTGGTAAAGTAGGGTTCCAGGTCATGGCAAAGAAACTGTAGTGTGCATCGTCGTTGAACGTGAATCTTTTGCCGTATCTGACTGTTTTGGTAAAGTAAGGAATTGCATATCTATCCGACCAAGCATGCATTTCATGATTGATCGCTGCTGTGAGCATAGCCGACGGTGCGTACCTAAACTCTATGTACATTAGAACATTTTTTTGGGCAGTTCTTGCTCACGCATCTTTTTGCGCCAACGGCTGGCGGCGGCACTGGCCTTGAGTTTGCGAGCAGTAGTGGGTTTGACATAGTGTTCGCGCTCTCGCAGATCATTCAACAGCCCCGAAGCAGCTATCTTTTTCTTGAACTTGCGCAAGGCACGATCTACGTTGCCATCCTGTACTAGTACTAATCTACCGTGTAATTTTTCCATAATCCTGTCAGAGTTCCTTGGGACTATTTACCAAGGCCTGATCAATGTCCACATGCTTGATGCCATCTGAACGATAGCGAGCTAGATTGTACATGTGTGGCAACAACACACGTTCCAATTCAGAATGCAGTCCACGAGCACCTGTTTTGTTCTTGATGGTGCGTTCAGCAATAAGATCCAAGCTGTCTTTTGTAAACTCTAGATCAACATCATCCTGCTTGAACAACCATTGATACTGACTCACATAGTTGTGCTTGACTTCTTGTAGAATACGCACAAGGTCTGCTTTGTCCAGCTCTTGTAGTGCTACCCAGGCTGGGAACCGACCCACAAACTCGGGAATTAATCCAAAGCGCACCAGGTCGTCAGGGGTGGTTTGGCTCAACTGTGTTTTTTCATTTGTGCGTACATCAGCGCCAAATCCAATGCTGGTGCCTTTTACGCGACTTTTTACAATATTTTCCATGCCCACAAATGCACCACCAGCAATAAACAAGATGTTGGTGGTATCAATTTCCACCGTTTCGCCTGACGGATGCTTGCGCCCACCAGTAGGAGTGATTCTGCACTTGGTACCTTCTACCAGCTTGAGCAAGGCCTGTTGCACACCTTCGCCACTGACATCACGAGTGATACTGGCGCTTTCGCTTTTGCGAGAAATCTTGTCAATTTCGTCCACAAACACAATGCCACGTTGTGTTTTATCAATGTCACCACCTGCGGCAGCAAACAGTCGACCGATTAGACTTTCTACATCATCGCCTACATACCCTGCTTCGGTTAAACTGGTAGCATCTGCGATTACAAATGGCACATCTAGATAACGTGCTACGGTACGGGCCAACAAGGTCTTTCCTGAGCCTGTGGGACCAAGCATGAGAATATTGGCTTTTTCAATTTCGTGTTCGGGGTCTTGATTGTCAATGCGTTTGTAATGATTGGCAATGGCCACACTCAGCAGTATCTTGGCCTGGTCTTGACCAATCACATACTGATCCAGGTGCTCACGAATTTTGCGTGGATCCAAGCTAGGTGTGCTAGCGGCCTTGACTTCGGCTGGGGTGTCTATCAGCAAGTTTTGGCACAAATCCACACACTCGTTGCAAATAGCAACATTTTCGCCTACTATTAATTTGGTTACAACATCTTTGTGTTTGCCGCAGAAACTGCAATTGTAGATAGATTCGTTTGATTTCATATGTTTGAGTTTTGTTGCAAGCGGTTGGCCACTTGTAGTTGTTCTGCATCAGTCAACAGTTCAGCATCGTAGCTGCCCTGGCTAATCAATTGAATGAGATGGTCAATATAGGCCATGTCATAAGTGTAATTGTCTGTGGTGTTTTTGTCAACCTCTATCCAACGACTGCCATTGAATTTGAACAACTGGCTAGGCACTCGATCTATTCTAACAAAGCTGTCGCCTTTGGCAGGCTGGGCAGGAAAATCTGTGCCAAAACTGCTTTTGGTTTCATGTAGATACTGGATCCAGGGCAGTTCTTGAATGTCGCCACGCTGTAACAAATAGCGTTGATTCTTTATGGTTTTGCCAGGGTGTTCCTGTTTCCATCGTCTAATGGCCTCTTTAAACTTGGGATTGTGTTCATCCACTGCATCTGTGTCTTCTGTTGTAGTTTCAGGCGTAGACACAGCGGTTTCAAACATCCAGCCCGGCGGTGTGGGATCTTGAGATACCGGTTGTGGTGCTGGGCGCCACACCATGGGCACAAGATTACGGAAGTGGGCAAAGCCTGCGGTCAAGTAAGGATGTTTCTCTAACAAACTCTTTTCAGGTTCTGGTGTGGGTTCGGGTATAGGCTCTGGTTCAGGTGCAGGCAATTTCAACAAGTCAAACAGTCGTTGACGTTCCCACTTTAGACTTTCGGTAGCGGCCAGCAACATCATGATGGCCAAGGGATCAAACACAATTACCAACATGACGATAACCCATCGTACTGCGGCTTCCAAGGAGTTGGTGTCTGTGTTTTCGTCATACACCATGGCAGCAATGTACTTGATGGGACCTACTTCAGCCTCAACCTTGCGTACTTCGGCTGCAATTGGCGCACGTTCTTCATTAAGACCACTAATTGTTTTTTGTTCGGCCTGGATCTCAGAGAGAAGGCGGGCACGTTCTTTTTGTTGTGCTCGTCGTAGTGCAACTGCTTTGTCAGCACCTTTTTCGTCTTGGCTTCGACCCATGACTTGGTCCACAGCCTCATCCATCTGTTTAAGTGCCTTACGGTTTGCATCTATATTGTCCTTTGCTGTCTTGATTTTTTCGTCGTACACTGCAATTTTGGCCTGTACATCGCCTGACACTAGATTTTGATCACTGTGTGCTTTTGACAAAAACCCAAAGATACCCATGCTGGTGATCAACATCAGCACAGCCACAGCAGGAACCAAATACAGTTTCATGAGCAAACGGCAACGACTCCAGTACTCGTGCAGCCACAGTGTGACCACAACTTTGCCAATCTCAAGAATGCCGCCCATCACAATGATAGGAATCACAGCCGCGGCAAAAATTGCAGTAAGACCTGCAATACTGTAGTAGGCGGCAATAACTGACAGACTCAGTGCAACTGCCAGGGTAATATAACTAAGAAACATAGATTATTTAGTGGCCTGTACGCGAGCAATCACGCTATGCTTTACAGATACCCAGGTGGCAAATGCAGGATCAGGCACATCAAACCAGATTGAAGTAACTTTTTCACTCCAACGTTCGCGCTCTAGACGACGTCTGGCTCTAGGCTGACCTCGCCAGTTATGGACACCGTACAAGGTGTTGGCTTCACGAATGATCTTGTACCATTGGTCAGTGTTTGCTAGTTCAACAAACACTCGATGTAGGTGCACGGCTGAGGGCGTTAATTTAAGCGAGTCAAGTGACTCAGGCATACTCAACGTAGAGGCCTCAATGTTGACAGACATAATGTCCTTTCCAGTTTAAATCCACTCGGCATACTCCCGGGTACCAGCCAGGGTTTGATCTTGCGATCGTGGTCCTTGTCGCAACCTACAAGACTGATGTTCACATGCCACGGTAGAAACAGGCTCGAGTTAGCTACCCTGTTTCACCATTGAACTGCTCAATCTCCCCAACCGTGCATAGCTATTATAACAACAATATCAGTGCTGGTCAACAGTAATTGGGTCACAATGTGAGGCGTTGAAATTCCTTGGCAATTTGATCCAGTTCTTCCATCAAGAAGTGTTCATCTGGATCATATGATACTCCTTGCCAACGCTTGACCTTGATTGGCTCTTCGGGTTTCCAATCGTTGTACCAATATTCACCATTCCATCCAGCATGGTATTCATGACCAGTTTGAGTTTGAACATTGTATTTTCCTTCGCGTACAGGTTTGACTTTTGAAGGAAACCAGTCAGTGAGTGTGTACTTGATGTCATCCATGTCGCGATAGCGTTCGTAGCCCGAGCCTGTGTTGGAACCAGCAATGTAAAATGCATGATCCGAGCCTTTGCCATTGGTATCACCACCGTAGTTGTCCAGCTCTTGGTCGTCGTATTCCACACCAATCACAATTTCGTTTGAGTCAAAATCAGCAAGGTTCAACAATAGTTTTTCAGGGTCAAACGGTTCTGTAAGATCAATGTCGGCTTCGAAAAAGGTACCCTTGTCGGATGTATGGCCAAAATACACAACCGTGCCAGGCGGTTGACTGTCAACCCAAACTTCCTCAAATGTGCTGAGTTGCACATCACATCCATCTAGGCCAGACAGATCTCGTTCGTAGACTACTGTGCCATTTTCGTCCAAGACTTGCATGGTACCAGAATTACGATCAACACCGTTGATATGCCCGATGTTGTCGCAGTCATAGTACGATCCTGGCTCAAATGGTCGCATGTCTTCGGGCACATCATCAAACTCGTCACCACCCCAGGCATAGTCTGGCACACTGAGTCTGTGTTTTCTAAAGTAGTCGTAGATTTCACGTGACACAGTACCCATCACATACTCGCCGCCGTAGCCCCACAATTGAATTTTGTAGGTGCGTGGAGTGAATTTCAAATGTGCAATGAGCTTTTCATGTTCATCAGTTGTGGCCATTATCTTTTTCCTTTACAAGTTTGCATACCAATTGAAACTGTTCGTAGGCATCACGAACAGCAGGGTGACTCATGAGTTGATCTGCTTCAATCTGCATGGCCTGCACTCCAGCTTCCACAATGTCACGAGTACTGCTACCTTCTAGGGTACAAAGTTCGGTGCCAAACTCCTTGGCCAGTTTACGCCATGCCTTACGTTGTCCTTCTGTAAGAGGAGTGTGCTGTGGTTTTAATTCGCTGGACTTGACCATGGCTCGGCACATGGCATCTTCGGCCACTCGCCCTGCGGCAATCATAGGTGCCAAGGCAGGCTCAATGTTGAACCTGCGACTAGTACCACCAGGATATACCATCACAAGATGATTGCCTTTGTGAAAACTGTCCATGAGATCACTGTCGTACTCTGCCACAGGTTTGTACCTGCGACCTTCTTTGACATAGTAGATCTTTTTCATTGGTAGTTCTTGTCTAGTTTGGTGTTGGTGAGTCTGGCCAGCATTTGAAATTGATCCCAGGCTTCTTTGACTGCAGGGCGCGATTCCAGTTCTGAATCCGGCAACACAGCTTCCAACCAGATTTCTGAACGACGGCTGGGATGAGCGCCAAACTTGCGAGGCTGATGTAGCTTGCCCGACTCCCAAAGTTTGATAGTTACACTACGAAACTTGTCTTCGTCTTCAGCAGGATAGTCCATCCATTCTGGATTGCTGAACGGACTGCCAAACGTCTGGCCACCACCATACCCAGTCCAAATGCCCGACCACTGCTCGTTGTCATGCGGATCAAAATCAGTACGAGTGATCAGCACTAGCACATCATTGATGTCTACTTTACCATCAACAATATCACGCACACAACGGCTATAACTTAGTCCAATTTTCATTGTTATTCTTTAAAGTATTTGATAATAGCGTCCAAGTGATGTATCAAGATTTCGTTTCCACTTACATCTTCAGGATGCAACCAGTATCCGTCAGGATTGGCATCTGTGCGAGGATTTTTCCTCCACGCCTTGAGTTCTGTCTTGAGATAGCTTCTTTGTTCTATCAGTGTGAGCACAGTGATGCGATCGGCTGCGTCACCGTCTAGTGTGATAGGTCCAATTCTTTTGCTCATAATTTTTCTCCAGGTTCAAATCCACGGAATCGTTTGTGACGGGGGAATCTCAGTGAGTATGTTCCGTCTTGGTTTTGCGTAACTGCGTCAGCTTCGACTTCACCAATGACACCAAGTAACTGATCCCGTGCGGCCCAAAACTCATCGCGATCGCTATCGCTATAACCAGTACCAACATTAACCCGAATATTTCGTTCATTGTCAACTCCTTCGTAAATTATAGCACCCAACCGGCCTGCATTGCGACCGGTACCTTCTTCAAAACCCACAATGGTCAAGTCCACAGTGATTGTGGGTTTCCATTTCATCCATGAATCGCTACGCTTGCAGAGATAAGGTGCATCCAGATTCTTGATCATGATACCTTCGTAGCCTTGTTCAACACTCGCTTCGGCAAATCGGCGCATGATGTCATGTCCTTCTGCTGTGTCCAAGTCTACATCCATGCCCGGCATGATTCGCAGGTTGGCAGTCTCTTCTAAGGCTGATTTGGCACTGTCAAGCCACTCCAGGCGTTTGTGCTGTTGCACATTCCAATGACCTTCTTTGAGTGCATCCAGTGGCAACACATCAAAAATGTGATACATCATGTTGTCAGTTTCAGCATCGCTCTTGCGGTGCGCCTGCTTCATGAGCTTTTGAAAAGTCTCGCCTACAATCTCACCGTCCAGTACAAATTGGCCACCGGTGCCGCGACCGTATTGAAACGCCTTACGGTTGGCTTCGATAGCTTCAGCAATCTGCGGAAAGTTTTCAAACACCTTGCCGTTGCGGCTGTACAGTGTGCAAACATCACCTTGTACCACAGCTACCACACGAACACCATCCAGTTTGACTTCCAGGCGCTTGATGCCTTTCATCTTTTTGGGCTGATCAGTACTGTCCTGCGCCAACTGCACACTGAACACTGGGATTCGCCACTCTGTATTGCCCACAACTTTGTTGATGGTCTTTTCACTCACACCGCAACGTAGATCTTTGATGATCACTCTGCGGGCCAAGTTGTTCCACTCGTCTGAATCAAACTGTTCAGCTACTTCTTGAATACGGTCACGGGCACGATGTCCTGTGATACTACGGGTGCGTAGATTTTCCAACAGAGCCCAGAACACAGGCCAAGGATTGGCACGGCCAGTCAGGCCTGACGTTTCTGGCACTTGCCTGACGTTGAATGTGTAGAAAGGATTGTAGGCCTGATAGCAGTTGAACAAGAAAATCTGTGCGTCACCGCTGCCCAGTTTTGCAGCCATCAAGGCTTTTTCAATTGTTTTTTCTTTGTGAATTCTACTGTCGCTGGATTCAAGATCGCGGATCCATCCTGCGGCCATTACACCCTCAAATCGGTTGTTGTCAAAATCAATTTCATTAATCATATTTACGCTTTCACCACGAACTATTATAGAACACTTTCAAGCCCAAGAACAACTCAGCACGAGCATTCTTGACGAACTCCAGATCACTTTCACGATAGTGTTCATCAGCATTGTTGCCAAAAAAGAATCCTGAAGTATTGGGCAAGGTGCCGGCAATAATGTCTAGCTCAAGGATTTCCAAGTCCTTGTATGTTAGCTCAAGTTCGTCACCATTGAAGTCACCTGAGTTGCCTTGGTTTTCCCATAACTGTTGCATCCAACCATGTAGGTTAGGATGCTTACGCCAATAAGCAATTTCACGCGGCTTATTTACAGTAGAGGTAAGTTCTTTTAAATCATTATCAAAATTGGCGTTGTCGTAGTATTCTTTTTGTTGGCCTGCTTTGGTGGCCACGTAGGCGTACATATCCAGTCCCATTACACTGCCTCCAACATGTTGGCCGGAACCTTGAACAACATTTGGCCAGTGTCAACTGTCACAAACTTGATGGCAATTTTACGAACGGTGCCACGATAAGTCACGCCGTTGCGGTTGCTGGTGAACTTCACAGTGTCTCCCAGCATGAGACTGCGTTTGGTTTTTTGTGTAAGCTGAGTGCGAGCATATTTCACAGCGTCGATGATGCTGGTGAGCTCGGTGTTGGTGAAGTTACCAAACATGATTGCAGAATTAACGTCTTTGATGCTAGTCATTTCAACTCCTGTTTTGCTTTGCTATGTGTATATTATAGCAGTTTGGAAAATTTTGGTCAACCATAATCCCGGGCTTAGATCTTATGCTTTGAGCTGTCCTGGTTGAGGGCCGGGTAAGGAAATTCCTTGAATGTAATACTTGTGTATTACATTGACCAATACGTTTCTGAAGCCGGGTTGCAACTCCAGGGGGTATCTGCATCGATTGTCACAGGCTTTCCCGACATCAAATTGCGAACAGTGATCTTAGGAGCCTGGTAAGTGTCACGAGCAACAATGTTCAGTTGGCCTTCGTTCCAGCCTGCTTTGTTGCAAAGACGAGTACGAGTTGCTTTGGCGGCACCAAAAGTTTTGTATGCACGAGTTTTGTTGGGACCGTCTGTGACAATAAGACCGGTACCTTTGGATACGATTACATAAGACATCTTGGACTCCTTTTTAATTACTATACAAGTATTATAGCAAATTGGGAATTTTTGGTCAACCGTTTTGTGTGTTGTTTTTTTACAACACCTGCCCGTTGCGATCAAACACAACCGGCTCATCAAATTCAGGAAAATCTAGTCCGTGCGGTGCCAAACATTGGGCTACTCTTAACAAGGTAATGCCTAAAATTTCAGCAATATCCTCGGGTTCAAAATCACCCATAACATAAAGATTACTGATATTCCAATCAACTGATTTTGTAGTATCTACATAATCGTCCGAATCAATATTGGGACCATCATCACATTCTAGAATTAATCTAGTATCATAATCAGCATATTCAATAACAGGCATTATCGACTCCTTTTTAATTACTATACAAGTATTATAACAAAATGGGAATTAAAAGTCAAACAAAATCGTAAGCATACTCGCCGTTGATAGGGCCGTTGATTTGCACTTTCCCCACGCCAAATTTACGGCCCAATGTATGGAAAATACTGCGAGCAGTTTCTTCCGAACAAGCGGCAAATAACGTGCCAGTATCACCAAAAAATCCTGCGTGTTCGTTGTCGTTTAACAACGGACGCACCAAATAACTAACGTTGCTTTCAAATTCTTGCTGGGTCATTTGGAACACCTTTTTAATTACTATACAAGTATTATAGCAAAATGGGAATTTTTGGTCAACCAAAAAAAAAGTAGTACTTGAGTACTACTTTTTGATTAACTGTGTACTGTAAACGATTGTGTTACCACACTTCCTGTGGCCGGATATGTGACCTGCACCTGATAGGTGCCCACTAGTGGTGCGGCAAGTCCAGTCACTGTGGCCTGCCCCGAGGCGTTCAATGTGCCAGATCCTGTGCCAAATGCACCAGAATAAGAGTATGTTGCCAATGCTGTACCAGTGATAGTCAATGTTGCTGTACTGCCGCTGGCAATGTCGTTGGGTGTGCTGAACCATCCAGTTTGATTTACTGTGACGGATTCGGTTGTGATAGATGCCACTGCATTTACCAAAATACTAGCTGGTGTACTGCCAACTGTGACTGTGATGGTTATCAATCCAGCTGTGGGAATCATCCAGCCAGGTACTGAATAATAGACTCCACCTTCTAACGCCGCATCATCTGCTACTGCAACAGACATGGTACCCGACACTGCTGAAGATGATATCACGGCTGTCATAGCAGTGTCTGCTGGCAAGATTCTAACCTGCAACAAAAAGTCCTGTGCCAACAACACAGTGTTGTTTTCAGCACCGTCGATGCCCAACACATTGACCTGTTGCGGCGGCAAAGGTGTTGCAGGATCAACTGCTTGTGCTACTGAGTAGTCTGCAGACAATGCACTAGCAGGAGTTTGAAATTCAGGTGCGGGCAGTACTGGTGCTGGTGGCTGTGTTAGTGTTTGATCAGTTAGTACAGTAGCAGTCGATCCTACGTTAACGGGACCAGGCCATGTAGAGGGCGCTTGATTATTGGCGCTTAACCCTGCTGTGTTCAAGGCAGCATTGTTTCTACCTTCACGCATTGCGCCTACAACAGCTTGTCCACTGATGACTGTGGTATCGGCTACTGTGTTCAAAAATTCAGCAGGGCCTCCTGGAGAATTGCGTTGTCCGTATTGCGGCAAGCTGCCCACAAAACTCAGCACATTTGTCTGATTGTCTGACGCTGCGCCATCGTTGTAGTTTATGCCAGCACGAGCTTGATTCTCACCTTCAGTTTCAATCTGTTGGCAGATTGAGTCAAAGGCGGTATTCAGTGTTGTGGTCTCAACAGGATATGTTGAAATCAAGCCAGTGACTATGGTTGTGGCAGCTGGGATTAGTCCTGTGGTAAACGCATCATTGCCATTGGCATATACGCCGGCTGCTGGCCCACTGGGAATGGTTACGGGTCCTGCAAATACACCGTAGTCTCCTTGTACCGTATCAAGCATGTTGCTGTAGATACTGGTCAAGCTGGTCAGTGTCATGGAGTTTAATGTTGACGTGACTTGGTTCATCAAGCCAGTTACGTTGGCTCCGGCTGCGGTACCCAGTAGGTCGTTGATGGTAAAGGTGCCAAACTCGCCTGTGCCTGTAGCAAAAGAAGTTTGATAGTAGGAAGTTGTAGCACTAGGTATCGGCTGAGTTAGGTCCTGAACCAGGAGCAAGCCTTTGAGTGTTTCGATATCGGCGGCTGCTTGTGCTAGTTCTGGCAAGCTAGAAGTTTCAATACCTTTTATCTGTGCCAATGATGCTACTACTGCTCGCGTAGACACTGCTTGGGCTGGAGGAATAATTTTGGCCAGCTGATCGCACCCAGTGGGATTTTGTGTGATAATAGCAGGATTGACAGTGGCATCGGCATCATATATCAGTGCAGAGCCATTGAGTGTGGGCGTGAGCAAAGAAGGATAGCTGTTGGGAAACACACGCACAGGATCCAACAACTGGCTCATGTTTACTGTAGGATTGGTAGAATCAAACCCGAGTGTGGTAATATCTAGTATATCCAAAACATTTTGAAGGCCTTCTCCTGTGACTTGACTCATTCCTTGGTAGGCTTTCTTTTGTAGTGAGTCAAATTGAGTCTGTGTCAAGGTCGTGTTGCCCGATGGGGTGGCCAATTGATCAATTTCTTCCGGTGTAAGACCTGCTGCCAGCAAAGCTGTTTCTACAGAAGGAATAGTACCTTGTGCAATTCCAGCTTGCCTGGACAGTTGTTGTAACAGTCCAGTGGGGGTAAGAATCAGTTCTAAATTTGCAAGATTGTATGCATTGCCTAGGTTTACAAGATCAACCGACAATGCCGGCAATGCAAGGCTTACTCCGCTCATGTCACAGGTAATGAGATTGTTCATGTTGGTGAATGTGGGACCAAGATAGGTAGTAGCATTCACTGCACAATAGATCAACTCAGTGGTCTGTTGTTGATAGCCTGCAGCAGACGAAAATACTCCAGCAAACTGACTCAAATTACCATCGCCTAGGTATCTATCAGCAGTGTCTATGATCAAGTTGCCAAAGCCGCCTGTGACTGTTGTAGGAATAATTGGCTCGGTTTGCACTGACACCACAGTGTTGGCATATGCAGTGGGAATACTAGCACTCAGAGCCGGACATGTGTTGGCACTGAGTGTTTGCAAAGTGGTCACAATACTGTTGCTAACCCCCCAGGTATTGGCCAGGCTCACTGTGTCAATTAAATTTTCAACAAAGGTCAAGGAAGAATATGATGCTACTGCACTGGTCAGAGACACTGGTTTAGCAATACCAACGTTGGCCAACATGCCTGCGCCTGCTATCAGTTGCAACGGTGTATAACTCATCAACGGCCACCTACAAACACATTAGGTGATCCGCCAACCCTAGCATGGCCGCAGGTGTCAGCATTGGTAGTTACAACCACTGGTTTATTACCAGCCCTAACTGAAGCAACACCGCCAGCTGTTTTTTGACTCCCGTCATTATGCACAGTTTTTGATCCTTTTTTGCCGTAAGGAGGATGAGCAGTCACAGCCTGGCTCGGAATCATAATTGGCAGATTGTTTACACGTACTGAATCAACTCCGCCTTGGGCCACACCGTCACCGGCATTCTTGTCACCTCGTCGCTGTGCTGCTGGCATATTATCCTAGTATAAGTTTCTTTTCTGGTACTTTGATACCAGTTGTTGCTTCTAGGTATTTCATTTTGACTGAGTCATCAGTCTTGGATACCAAAGAAACGCTGTTAGTATTTAACCTAATTTCTTCCTTGGGATCTGCTGTGAACAAACTGGGCACAAGTCCCATGCCCTGTGGCCCAGGGGCAATGCTCACAGGTTCTTCAAGGATTAACCAGTCGCCGCCAGATTGTTTGACCTTGGCGACCATTTCCTCGCCTGAGTTCATTTTGAATGTGTATACTTGATTGTGTTCGAGTGCTAGTTGTGTCATTAGACGCTTTCTGTTAGTTTAGCTTTGAGTTCTGTAAATCCACCAATGAGTTCTCCGTCAAGGATAATCTGTGGTACTGTTCTGGCTGTGGGGATTGCTTCTAGCAATTCTTCTTTAGTATAACCATCTCCAATTTTGCGTTCTTCAAATGGTATACCTTTTTGTGTTAATAGTGCCTTGGCTTGATCGCAATAGGGACAGTGATATTTGCTCCATACAATTGCTTGCATTTTTATTTTCCTAATAGTTTCATCATTGTACGTACATGTACACGATCTTTTTCTTTTTCATCTTCGGGCAATTGATCATAAGGCACATGTTGTGCCGCATTATAGTCAGCCTTGGGATTACGCTTCATCCATTCAATGTGAATGTACTCTGCGGCTTTTTCCATGTCAGTAGAGAATTTGGCCACAGCGTCGGCGGCTGCTTTACCTGCGGCCAAGTTTTCCCTTTGCCAGTCTGGGTGAATCTTATCAAATGGTTGATTGATATCGCCTTCAGATCCGTCGCTGTTCTTTTTGATCCTGGGTTTTGTTCCGGTAGGATCAAAGTTACGACGCCATTCTTCGTGTGCTGAACTGGCAAATTGTGTGATAGGATCTTCGTTGATTTGCATCATCTCGTTAATTTTGTCTAAATGTTTTCTAATATCTTGTTGCATCATAATTCTGGTAACTCGTCGTAGTCTAGTGTATCGCTCATTACACCAATAACATAGTTGGTGCTTTCGTTTTCTTGCAAGGCTGTTTGTTTCTTGCTGGTGTCCACATGCTTGTTGAACCAGGGAATAGGAGTCGAACGTGGTGCTGTCTCCATATACTTGATACCAATTTCGTTTAGTGCGTTCTTGGCAGTGAAGTCCACAAAGTCTCTCAAGATGTTGGCGTTGAGTCCGATTACTGGACCGTGCTTGAACAAGTAGTTGGCCCAGTCTTTTTCTTCACGAATAACATCTAGGTACATTTGATACACTTCGGCTTCACAGCGAGTTTTGGCCGCAGCAAAACGCGGATCTTCTTTGACCACTTGATTGATCATCCAACCGGTCCATTCCTTGTGCATGATTTCATCTTGTAGAATCAAACCAATAATATTGCCGTTGCCAATAAAGATACGGTTCTCTACCATGGCCAGGCTGGTGGCAAAACTTACCATGAAGCGGAATGCTTCTAATGCGTAACTGGCATTGAGTGCAAGCCAGATGGCATCAATGTGTTCCGTTTCTGTAACTACACTGCCTGTTTCTTTGCGGCAGTTGATCACATGTAACTTGTCATAGTAGTTGCCCACGCTGGATGCCATGTCCGCAATTTCTTGTGTGTCGTGAATGGTGTTGAACACATCCTTGGGCACGTTGTAGATGTTGCGAATGATGTGACTGTAGCTGCGACTGTGAATGTTGGTTTCAAAGAAGCTCCAGTTGTACATGACCGCTTCTAGCTCAGGGATTGAACACACTGGTGTAAAAATCTGACTGGGGCCACGACCCTGCAAACTGTCCAGTGCTGTTTGACGCAACAGGTTTGATGTAAAGATGTGTTTCACAGTGTCACTGGCATCCTTGAAGTCTTGGCTGTCCTTGGTCAAGCTGACTTCTTCAGGCACCCAAAAAAATCCACGAGCCTCTTGTTCAAACTTGGCCAGCTTGTTGTACTTGACTTCTTCGAAACGTTGGATTGTAACTGGACCTGCTGGGTCCAGAAACATCTTGCGGCTTAGATAGTCTGTTTTTGTTTTTAAATTGTATTGTTGTTTGCTCATTTATAATTTCCTGTTATTCATTTTTTTCTTCTATGGTGTAAAACCAATCATCTCCTGCACTCCACTTGCGTGTGCCATCCACTGTAAATATAGTCTGTGCGGCTTTGAAGTCTGGAAACTTAACATTACCAGAAATCAAACTTTGATCGTACCACAAGCATCGGTTGTTGGGCTGACAAGCAAACTGTCCGTTTTCTAAACGTATAAAGTTGAAACTCTTGTGTTCTTCTGCTACCTCAGTAAAGCCTGTGTCCACATCCATTCCATCAGCACAAAAGTCCACAGTAAACAAATAGGTTCCGTGGTGCCATTCCCGATCCTTGCCTAGAAACTTAACTCCTAGATTACGTAATCCTATTTTTTCAAT